TAAGCACAGCATGTTTTAATGAACATTAGTTTATTTTCCTTTAAAACTGAAGATGGGTCAATTAAGCCAGCATCATCGTATCTCAAACTTACTGAGTTATCAACTATATCGCCCCTAGTACCAAAAATAGGATGTTTGAACTCTAATACTTTAGCTATTGTTGCATATGTTTGATCAGTTATCATATCGATTATATCAGATTCCTCTTGTAAGAATACATTCTTAGCTGATACGCCTCTTTCAATGTCAACATTATCTGAGAACAACTTCCTACCTATATTAGATGTAGCGACCATAACTGAAACTGAAACTGAGTCGCCTGACACTTTGCTTGGCATTAATACTTTACCATGACCTTTCCATATACATTTAGTTACAGCTCTTGATGATGATTCAATCAATACTGATGTTTTTGAGTAATTAGCCTCAAAGTCCATATCGCCGTCAAATAACATCCCTTTGGCCATATATAAAGCTCTCATAGCTGGTGATTCATCAGGGAATATAGACATAGCGTATATTGCTACCTTTCTACTATCAACCATTGTTCTCCAATCTATTTCATCTTTATGTACTGTATATTTCCTTACTTCATATACCCTTATACGTGAAGCACCATTAATAGATGCGATTGCTCTTGAGGCGTTTTCAGCTGTCGTAGCTATTATATCACATACAACCGGTATATTCTTAGTACTCCCAACATCTATGTCCATTTTAATCTCTTCATAGAATTCTTCTAGATTTAAGTTTTTTGTAGCACCATCTTTTGTATGCGCTATTATTCTTCTATTATCTATAGCGAACGCTGTCGATGCATGTGCATATAAAGTTGATGTTGGTTTATAAGGGTTTTCAGTTATTGATGATGAAACAACAGATAACGAGTCTACGATAACGCTAGCTACTGTTGGATATGCTATAGTATCTATCATCTGATTAATTGACATATTGTTTTCTATCATTTTTAAACGCACTTCTTTAGATTCTCTTGAAGCTGGATGAGTATTATTTATGTATTCTGTCATAACATATGCCTCCAACTCATCTGTATTACTAACGTCCCAATTAACTGAATTAAGTAGCACTTCACTAGGCATCATTGAAGTAGCAAGAGCTGAGATTTTTTCTTTCAAAGTTCCATTAACATTCCAAAAACAAGCTATAGTTGGAAGGGCACCAAATGTGAATGATATTGTAGGATAGAATATTGGTGGGCCTAATGTTAAGCAATTCTTTGATGGATATTCTTTTTTAACTACTTTGTCGATAATTCTAAACTTCTCAAAATGGGCTGAATAAGAAAATGCTAAAACAGTGAATAACACAAAAAGTGGTGCACCTTCTGAACAAGCTTGATTTGACTTAGACATTGCCTCTAAAAAACTTCCTTTGGTTGAAGCTTCAGAAGTAGTTGATGCACAAGATAAGCATGATCTAACATATGGTAAAACTGGTGAACCGCTAAATTGTAAGTTAGTATTTAAATTGGCCATGAAAGTTGTTACGTGTAATTTACTGAGATTCCTAATTTCTGCAAAAGCTGCACCAACCATTGTGTTACATACTGCTATCCTAACTGCAGAATCCCTGACTTCGTTTATTGGTACTTTTATAACAGCTGCCCCATCATCGTTAGTTGATCTATAAATACTGTTACCTATAGCTAAGTTAGTCACATCCTCAATTACTTTCATCACAGTTGCAGATTGGACATCAGCTGTGTAAGTCATTAAACCTTGCATCATACCAACAGTGCTAATTATTGACTTCTCAGTATTTAATAAATCTGCAACATCCTCATCAATGTTTTTTATTTTATCGTAACCTGCTTCTATTATTGAATCAGATAAGTAGACGCGCTTAACAGCTAGCTTTTTAAAATAACCTACTAAATAATTGACAAAGTTAATTGGTGCACCAAGTCCTACTATTGTTGTTAATAAAGATATTGGATCTTTACCAGGGCCATATGTTGATATATCAGATGCCAACTTTGCTATTATGTTCTTTTCCCCTCTTACAATTGAACTTTCTATACTGCTCAATACTGGCATTTTATCTGCATAATGTAAAGCTGAGTGCTGCATATTTGAACCTACTGCCTTCATGCTGGTCTCTATAAATAATTGTCCATACCTGAATGTTACATTCATAAGGGATATATCTCTCATTTTTTCTACAGTGTCATTTTTAACTGTTACATATACACTAAACTCATCTACTGAATCACTACATCTAACTGACATTGAACCAACGGATGCGCTACAAGATGAATTATCACACTTAAGAACTTTATTAAGGTTGTAAGCTGTTACGTCCCCTTCTACAGATATATTCATTATAGGTTTAACATTAATTAAAAATGCATAGTCTCTAGTATTCCTTTTATCCAACTTTTCTAAGTCAAACGCCTTTTTGGTTGACAACACTGACGCTGATGAAGTATTAGATGATGAGTATAGTATATCATCCCAATTAATACTTGCTCCATAAGTCTTGGCTGCAAAATACATCATAGCTATAGATGAACAGTACTTATCCTTCTTAATCATAAGCTCTTTAACGTAATTTGACTCATTTTCAATGTAATCTGCTGAATTTATATAATCGTCAAGATAACCTTTTTCCCAAGCGTAAACAACTTCTTTGCAAGATCCCCAAGCTCTTTCATCATTATTTAATCTCCAATCATTAACTGTCTTTGTACCAACCATAACATCCTTGAATGCTACAACCTCTGCTGATACTCTATTAGTGTAGACACATGGGCATAATTTTGAATAATAAAATGAATTGGCATTACCAACTGGGCTGACTGATCCTCTCAATGCTAACGAAGGTGTTATAAATATAGACTTTGTACCATCTGAACTTACTTTGACTATATTCTTTAATGATCCAGTATCCCTTACTAAACATGCTGCAGACGCTCTTATAACTATCCTTGCTGCAATAAGTTGTTCTATCCCTACCATACATACGCTATTCATTTTCTCTATATTACCTTGGAATTCTGATGCAAATGAAACTGCAGCTGAAGTTGTGTATCTTTCTTGAGATATCATTACGTTGTACGATCTTCTTGCGGAAACAGACAATAATGAAGCAGCTGATGAAAAATGGTAAATTTCGTTGTCATCACAATCAGAGGTATCATAATAAGCTGCAGTGAGAGCTGCTACCGCACCAGGTGCTTCTGAATACCAATCGCATTTATCATAATTAATTATAAGAGCCTTTGACACTAAAGATGTATTATTCCTAGAAAATTCCCAAGTTCCTATGAAGTTAATTGGTCTAGATACAGCGACAACAGTTACAGTTGTGTGCCTTTCACCAAGAGTACCAGTCTTTTTGGTCATCTGTATTATCCTACCACTAGCGTCACTAGTTATTTTTAGCACAAAATTACCGTTTGAAGATGTAGGTATTATAGCCAGTCCATGTACAATCCTTGCCATACTGAGAATTTTAGAAGATATAGTTGACTTACATATGTCTAAGACTTTAGATGCCATGTTTTTTGAAGTATTATTAACATCACCTATATGTTCAACTGAATTTAATACAGCTGAAGCTCTATCTGTTGCATCTGGTATATCTGTGAAATTGCCATTTGTTAGTTTAGTTAACTCGTTCTCTAAATATAAGAATTTGGATATAATATTCTCTTCTGACATTGTAACATTAAATTCCTTATAATCACTGTATGAAGATCTATTGTAGAAATCTATAAGATTGCCATTAGCTGATTCACTAATAGAGTATTTAAATTCATTTGGTCCTATCCTTTTTAATGCAATGTCATATGGGTTATCTTCTATTAGTCCGATTACAAATGCTGAGTTATTAATAAAAAATGTACCCTTATCCTCTGACCAAGCTACTATATCACCATCTTCTGAATCACGGGCTATCTGCAGAAACCTTCCAAAATCTTTCTTACCAAAAAAGTTGAATTCATCTTCATTTTTTTGATCTGATGTAAAGTGCATAGGTGGTGCTAAACCTTTTGAGAACGGTAAGTCTTCTATAAGAAATGAAGAAAGTTTTTTATAAGCTATTGGATATCTGATTTTAATTGCTTCAAGGACTGGCAGTAAATCAGACTCAAATAGTGAACCTAACGCAACCTTATCAGCCGATTCAATAGCTGGATATGTATTAAAACTATGTTTTTTGGTTTCTTCGACTACTGCATTCTTTACGATGTCCATAAACTCATCTGAAATGTTTGATGATCTTAATGCCATTGCGTAATCTATTTTGAATTGTACAAATTTGTTAACTCTGCTATCACAAATTCTATTGTAAGTATATCCTATATCGCCATGTGGAAAGCCATAAACTATAGATTTAAAAATGACACCTGGCATCAATTTCTCTAAAGACATTATTTTCGAATTAAGGGCTTCAGTCTTAATGTCGGTCAAGCTGTCATCTGCAGTAACATCAGCTAAATATACTACACCATCATCTATATAAACTACATCGGCTGGTGCATATAATTTCCCATAAAAAGTGTCTTCAAAATCAATCGTATCATAAAACTTAACAACTTGACATACTACTTTAAGATGCTCTATAGTATTAATTGCGTTATCACTATACCAAGCAACCTTAGATGATATTGAAGCTGGAACTAGGTCCACAATCGATTTGTAAAATTCTACTGGTGTATCGTTAGCAGAAATTCCATCAAGTATCAATTCTGCATATTCTTTAGCCTTTGCATCGTTTGACTTTAAAGAGAAATAATCAGTTGTATCAGCGATTGTGGCATTTGCAGTTGAAGTTGACATAGTATTTGATGTATTTTTAATTTAACTATTATTTAAATAGAGTGTTTAGGTG